ACCTAGCTAACCGTGAAGAACTTATTGCTTTACTTGATCAAGCTAATCAGCCTAACCCTGAAGCACAACAAGCACAACAACAGGCACAGCAGTCTGAGTTGGCTTTCCAAGCGGCACAAACAGCGGCACTCAATGGACAAGCACAAGAGTCTCAGTCTAGGGCGCAGAAGATGGCGATGGAAACTCAGGTTATTCCACAAGAGTTGGAGATTGACAGAATTAAAGCTGTCACTACTAATATCCATGCAGGAGATCAGGACGATAAAGAATTTAAGAAGCGTCTTGAAATATCCAAACAACTTTTGAAGGAACGTGAAGTAGCTATTAAAGAAAGGACTAACTAATGGCTAAAGATTCTAGGTTAGAAAGAGCAGGAGTTAGTGGTTATAATAAACCTAAGCGTACTCCTAATCACCCAACTAAATCTCATGTAGTTGTAGCAAAGTCAGGTGATCAAATAAAGACTATTCGTTATGGTCAACAAGGTGTCTCTGGTGCAGGTAAGAATCCCAAGACTGCATCTGAAAAAGCAAGACGTAAATCTTTTAAAGCAAGACACGCTAAGAACATCGCTAAAGGTAAGATGTCTGCGGCATATTGGGCAAATAAATCAAAATGGTAATAGGAGGCGTTTATGCCACAAGGTAAAGGTACATACGGTAGTAAAGTTGGGAGACCACCTGCTAAGAAAAAGAAACCAGTAGCTAAACGTGCACGTTCTATGCCGCTAACTAAGAAGCAATCTGAAGCCGCTATACAAGCTTTGAGAGATGAGGCAGGTAGAAAATCTTACCGAAAGAAACAAGCGGCTAAAAAGAAAAGTAAAAAATGAACGGTCAAACACACGGAGGCAAAGGTAGTACACAACGCCCTACGGATAAAAAGAAGTTTGATCAGAACTTTGATGCAATCTTTAATGTAAAAAAAGATAAGAAAAAAGAAAATAAAGCTTGACTTTAAGTTAAAAACATGGTATAATAGATATGTACATTAACTTAAATTACTGTCCATAAAGGAGAAACAGTATGGCTGACCCAAAACTAGAATTATATTACCGTAACTTTAGAGAAGTATTTCGTTCAGATGGTTGGAAACAACTGATGGAAGATTTAAAAAACAATGCGGTAGTTATTAATTCCGTAGAAGTTACTAAAGACTTAGAAGACTTGTGTTTCCGTAAAGGTCAATTATCTATAATAGCTAACCTACTTAACTTAGAGGCTCAAATAGATATAGCGGAAGAACAAGCAAATGAACAAGAAATTGAAGAAAACGAAGAGGCCGCCTAAGTGGCCTTATTGTTTGACTTCCAATGTTCTGAAGGACATATTACTGAAAGCTTACGGTCTTCCGATACTAAGTCTATTGTATGTCCCTCATGCGGTAAAACTGCAAAAAAAATTGTATCTCCTATTCGTGTTCATATTGACCCTATCAATGGATCATCATGGAAAGCCTCAAGGAAATGGGCTAAACAGCGCGAACAGAGGGTACAACAAGAGCGTAAGGAAAACTCCTAACCGAACCCTTACATACAATACACCTCCATAATGAGAAATCACGGAGTTTGATAATGGCTACACTTATAGACGAGCGTCCTGAGAATGATGATGATAATGAAGAAATCACTAATCTCAATGAACTAGAACAACAAACTAAGACTGAAGAACCTGAAGAGGCAACTCAACAGTCCTTAAGTGAACAAGCAGAAGAAATCCCTGAGAAGTACAAAGGAAAAAGTACGGCTGAAATTGTAAGGATGCATCAAGAGGCTGAGAAGTTATTAGGCCGACAGAGTTCAGAAGTAGGGGAACTGCGACACGTTGTTGATAGTTACATTCAGACACAACTCGACACCACGCAACAAAATCAACAACCTGAAGAAGAAATAGATTTTTTCTCTGATCCAGATAAAGCAGTAGATAAAGCTATTAAGAATCATCCTTCTATTAGACAAGCTGAAGCTGTTACAAATCAGTATAGACAAGCAACAGCAAAGAGTCTTTTACAAGAACGCCATCCTGATATGGGTGACATCTTACAAGACGATAAGTTTGCTAAATGGATAAAAGGATCAAAGATTCGGACACAGCTTTTTATACAGGCAGATCAACATTATGATCACGAAGCCGCTGATGAACTTTTCACTAACTGGAAGGAACGTCAACAAGCAGTAGATCAAACTGTGGTGAATGAGAAAGCGAGTAGAAAACAAGCCGTGAAAAAAGCATCCACAGGTGGGGCTAAAGGAAGCGGTGAGGCATCCTCTCGTAAAGTCTATAGACGTTCAGACATTATTAAACTTATGCAGGACGATCCTGACCGATATATGTCTTTGTCTGATGAAATCATGCAAGCGTATCAAGAAGGGAGAGTCCGTAACTAATCTTATTATAGGACTTTTATCATGGCTACATCAGTATATCCCGCAATGGGAGGAGCAGTAGATAACACTTCTGCCGCTAAATTCATTCCAGAAATCTGGAGTGACGAAGTAATTGCCGCATACAAGACTAATCTTGTTTTGGCTAACCTTGTAAAGAAAATGAGCATGACAGGCAAGAAAGGTGATACCATTCACGTTCCTAAGCCTACTCGTGGTTCAGCACACGCTAAGGTCGCAGAGACCGCAGTAACCATCCAGAACTCTGTTGAGTCAGAAGTTTTGATTAACATTAACAAGCACTTTGAATTTTCTCGTTTGATTGAGGACATTACCGAAGTACAGGCTCTAGCTTCTCTACGTCAGTTCTACACTGGTGATGCAGGTTATGGTCTAGCAAAGCAGGTTGACGATGATCTGTTTACTTTAGGTAAGTCTTTCGGAAACGGTGACGGTTCTTCATGGGTACACAACGCGGCATTCCAGATCACTTCTGGTGGCGCATTGGAAGCTTATGATGCTGACGGTACTGCTGACGTTAATGCTTTCACTGACGCGGCTTTCCGTTCTTTGATTCAAAAGATGGATGATGCTGACGTACCGATGGACGGACGTAGCTTTATTGTTCCTCCTTCACTACGTAACGCTATCATGGGTATTGATCGCTACACTTCTACTGACTTTGTCAATGGCAAAGGCGTAGAAACTGGAAAGATTGGTAACTTGTATGGTGTTGATGTGTTCGTTTCTACTAACGTACCTACTCTTGAGTCTGGTGTACGTGGCGCACAGTTGATCCACAAGGACACTAATGTTCTTGCAGAGCAACAAGCTGTTCGTTCACAAACTCAATACAAGCAGGAGTTCTTGGGAACTCTATACACTGCTGATACGCTTTACGGTTGTCAAGTAATGCGTCCTGAAGCAGGATTCGTACTAGCTGTTCAATAAGCTAATACACTTAAGGGGATTCTTAGGAGTCCCCTTTCCCTTTTCCTTTTTGTTTGTTTTCGTAGGAGTTATTAATGGCTATATTTAGAGGCGATGGCGGTTCTGGTGATTCCAACACAGATGCTACTATTCTCGCTGTAACAGAGCAAGCCGCGATAGCTACTACTAAAGCAAGTGAATCAGCGGCAAGTGCTGTAAGTGCAAGTGAGTCAGCAACACAAGCGGCCACTAGTGCATCAGGTATTTCCGCATCAGTTATAGCCGCAGAAGCAAGTGCAACAGCTAGTGCTACCTCTGCAACCGCAAGTGCGGCCAGTGCAACAACTAGCGCATCTAGTGCAACAGCGGCTACTACAGCCAAGACAGCGGCTGAGACTGCTAAGACTGCCGCAGAAACCGCAGAGACTAACGCAGAAACTGCTGAAACAAATGCTGAGACTGCTGAAACAAATGCGGCTTCCAGTGCAACAAGCGCATCAGCGTCAGCTACTACTGCTACAACTAAAGCATCTGAGGCAAGCACAAGCGCATCCACTGCTACAACAAAAGCATCGGAAGCAAACACTTCCGCTACTAATTCAGCAACAAGTGCATCAGCTTCTGCATCCAGTGCTACTTCCAGTGCATCCAGTGCGACAGCTAGTGCGGCTAGCGCAACGTCCGCATCAACTGCTCAGACTGCGGCAGAGACTGCTGAAACTAATGCAGAAACTGCGGAGACTAATGCGGCATCTAGCGCAACTAGTGCTTCAGCATCAGCAACTACAGCTACAACAAAAGCATCCGAAGCAAGCACAAGTGCATCTACTGCAACTACAAAGGCATCTGAAGCAAGCACCAGTGCCTCTACAGCCACCACTAAGGCATCTGAGGCAAGCACATCAGCCACCAGTGCGGCCACTAGCGCAACAGCGGCTACTACAGCTAAAACTAATGCTGAGACCGCTGAGACCAATGCAGAGACAGCGGAGACCAATGCCGCTAATAGTGCAACCAGTGCGGCTACAAGTGCTACTAATGCCGCTACGAGTGCATCCAATGCCGCAAGTACATTAGCATCAGCGGCTCTAAAGGCTAACAACCTGTCCGACTTAGCTAGTGCTAGTTCCGCTAGAACTAACTTAGGCTTAGGCACAGCGGCTACAACAGCGTCTAGTGCATATGCCACAGCGGCACAAGGGGTTTTGGCAAACTCAGCTTTACAATCTAATTCAACTTTAAACGCAAGCAACATGACTACTGGTACGCTTGATGGCGGCACATACTAAAGGTATATTATTATGGCAACAAAAATTGTAACAAAAAATAGTTCAACTGCTTCTGCCGTCCCAACAGCAAGCGATCTTGTACAGGGCGAACTGGCAGTCAACGTAGCTGACAAACGATTATTTACTGAGGACAACGGTGGTAGCATTGTTGAACTTGGTACTAACCCAAGTAGCTTAACTGTCACAGGAGAAATCACAGCTAACGGTGGCATTGCGCTAGGCGATTCTGACAAGGCTACGTTCGGCGCTAGTGATGACTTACAGATTTATCATGATGCTAATGACAGCGTTATTCTTGATAACGGCACTGGAAACCTAAAGATACAAGCAAACGACCTTGTACTTAAAAATGCTGACGGCTCAAAAGAGTATCTGAAAGGCACTAACGGCGGGTCAGTAAGAATACGTCATAACAACACTACTGTTTTAGAAACCACCTCCACAGG